GGATATAACAGGTGCCTTTCAAGCAACTGCAGCAAGTAGAATTAGTGGAAGCAATGGTATTGCATCAATTGGTCAAGTGTCGGTTACGGTAACATCAGGAAGTGGTGCAAATTTAGTAAGTTCTATTATGGCAAGAGGATATGTAGCAGCAACGAGTGCTAGTAATCAAATTGCATTATATGGTGGACTATCATCAATTGGTGGTTTTGGTAGTGGAAAAGTAGGTGGTGGTATTGCAGTAAGTAGCGGAAGTGCAGGTGTTTATTATTTCCCAATTGAATTCCAAGCTTCAACAGCATACACAGATGGTACAGTAACATTTACAACTCCATTAAGTGCAAGTGCAGGATTTACTGCATCACTACAAGATGGATATGCATGGGTTGGTAATTCATTAGGACAAAATACACAAGTTGCAACTTCATCATTTGCTACAACTATACCAACAGGAACAATATCAGGTAGTCAACAAATAACTGCATTAGGATTTGTTAGTTCTTCGGTAACTGCATCATCTTTAATAACTGCATCTTTTGACAACGGAACTAGAAACTTAACATTCACAAAGGGAGATGCTTCTACATTTAGTGTAAACATTCCTGATGTTAGTGGCTCAACAGGTAACTTTGCAACAACAGGCAGTAACACATTCGTAGGTAATCAAACTATAACAGGTAGTATAAACATAAGTGGTTCAATCAATATGGTGAATGGTGCTGATTTAGTAACACACCATGTTAGAGCACAAGGAAGTAATGGATTAGAATTACAAACATCCGCAGGAACTAATATAGTTCAAATGGGTGCAGGTGGTGGAACACAAGCAACATTCGTAGGAGCAGTAAGTGCAAACTCTATATCTGCATCAACTATAAATGGTTTAGGTGACCCTCTTGCATTCTCTACATCGGTAGATAGTAGATTAGATAGTTTAGAAGGTGTAAGCGGTTCATTCGCTACAACAGGCTCTAACTCATTTGTAGGAAACCAAACTATCACAGGTAGTTTAATAATGTCATCATCAAATGCAGTTGAATTACAAGTAATAGGTAATTCTGTATTTACGGGTAGTGCATTCGGTAATGTGGTATCAATGTCAATTACATCTAATACTGCATCTATGGATTTGAATTTAGGTAACTACTTTACTTTGACATTAGCAAATACTGCAACAACACATATATCAGCATCAAATGTTCAACCAGGAGTAAGTGCAACATTAGTTATTACAACAGGTACAAACTCATCTGCTTCATTAGCACCGACTATGTTACAACCTTCGGGAAGTGCATACTCTGCAACTAACGGAAGTGCAAAGAAAGATATATTATCAATTGTAGCAGTTGCAAGTGGAGTACCATTCGTAGTATCAACAAAAAATATGATTTAATGATATTTCAAAACTTTGGATTTAATCAAAATTATCCAGTAAGTGAAGTTGCACCAGTTGTAAGTGGTATACAAAGATTAGCTGTAAGTTCTTCACTTTATGCATACTATGATATTGCATTTACAGCATCATATTCTGGTAGTGGCCAAACAACTGTATTTGACCTAAGTGGTAATAATAAATCAGGTAGTGTAGTAGGAACAGTAAATTATAATACTGCAGATATATCAGGTAGTGTATTAAGATTAGGTGCAAGTGGACAAGGCAACAGAGTAGAAATGCCACAGTTAACTTTAGGTAATGAACAAACTTGGGTTATGGCATGGTATATGACATCTGCATCTTATCAATTTGATGCAATTGAATTCTTTGCAGGTAGAGAGCCTGAAGCATATGGTATGTTTGCATTAGATAATACATATAATGGAGTTGCATTACCATTTATTAATGATGTCTATGGTGCTTCTTTAACTGCAACACCAACAAATAGTGGACAATCTGGTAGTTGGCATATTTCACAATTTAGTTTTACTGACTCAACTAATACATTAAATTATTGTATGGATGGTGCAACCGGGTCATATACCATAACAACTAGTGTAAGTACTGGAACAATTACACCTAAATTTAATTTTAATAATGCCTCATTACCCAATAGATTTTTGAATTCAGGAAGTATGGTGCAAGTTATGGCATTATATACAGGGTCATTAAGTACTGCAGAATTATTACAAAATCATAATGGATTAAAAGCAAGATACGGATTATAAAACAAAAATAACGATTTTTTTAACAAAAGGTGTTTTTACCTTATAAACAATAATAAAATGAATTCAAAGACAGTATTAAACAAAATAATGCAGATGTTATCATTAAACGAAGAAGTTCAATTAACATATGCTAAATTAGCAGATGGAACAATAGTTGAGTCTGCAACATTTGATGTAGGTGAAGACCTATTCGTAGTTTCAGAAGATGGAACTAAATCTCCAGCACCAGACGGAACACATGAACTTATGTTGAAAGATACAGAGGGAAATGAAACCATGCTTAAAGTAATCTCAAAAGACGGTAAAATCGTAGAAAGAGAAAATGTAGAATTAGCAGACGAAGATGCTGACATGATTAAAACAGAAAAATTACCATCAACAGGTAATGAAGACCCTGAAAATGTAATGCCAGAAGCAAAGAACTCTGTAACTAGTGGTACATTGAAAATGGCTGAGGAAACTGATGAAGTTGACCCTGATATGCCTGAAACAGATGGTGAAACAATGAAAGATGAAAAAGACATGGAAATGGAATTAGGTAAGAAAATGGAAGAAATGGCTTACAGAATTGATGAAATGGAAAAGAAAATGAAAGTGATGGAAGCAACAATGATGCCTCCAACAGACTCTATCGTAACAGAAGAAGAGTCAGGAACAATGATGGAAGCAGTAGACGAAGATGAAGAGTTACCAAAATTAGATGGTGCTCCAGTTGAAGATGCTTCTGCAATTCATAAGTTCAATTCAAACAGAAAAAATTATGGTGAGAAAATGGTTGATGCTCAATCTACTTTCTTATCAAAACTTTATAATTAAAATAATTTAACAAAAAAAAACGAATTAAAATGAACAAAAATCAAAAATTCGCTAATATCGCAGGTGCTCAACCCACCTTTACGAGTCCATCTACACCAACTTATGCTGGTGAAGCGGCTTCAGGATATATAGCAGCTGCACTTTTAAGTGCAAACACTCTTGATAAGAAGTTAGTTACGATTATGCCGAATGTGAAATATCGTTCAGTAATCCAAAAGCTAGAATTATCAAACTTAATCCAAGACGCATCTTGTGATTTCGTAGCAGCATCATCTGCATCTTTATCAGAAAGATACTTAACTCCTGATGAATTCCAAGTTAACTTACAATTATGTAAGCAAACTTTCGTTCAATCATGGGAAGCAATGCAATTAGGTTTTTCAGCTTTTGATGAAATCCCTAAGAACTTCAACGATTTCTTAATTTCTTATGTAGGTGGTAATGTTGCTCAGGCAATTGAAACATCTATCTGGCAAGGTCAAGCTTCAACTAACGGACAATTTGATGGTTTCCAAACCTTATTGTCTGCTTCAGTAGCAACAGCAGGTGCAACAGATGTATTACCTGCAAGATTAACAGGTAGCGGTTCTGTAATCATCTCTGGTAGTGTAACTTCAGCGAATGTAATCCAAAAATTACAATCAGTTGTTGATACAATTCCTAACACTGTTTATGGTAAACAAGATTTAGTTATCTATGTTGGTACTGGTATCGCTAAGGCATATCAATTAGCAACTGCTGGTTTAACTTCAACTGGAACTACATTGGCTAACATTGGTGCTAATGGTTATCAAAATGGATTTGTAATCGGTGAAAAACCATACAACTTCAATGGTATTGATTTAGTATTATGTCCAGGTTTAGGTGATAACAAAATAGTAGCAGCACAAAAATCAAACTTATTCTTTGGCACGGGACTTATGTCAGACCAAAACGAGGTAAAAGTGATTGACATGGCTAATATTGATGGTTCACAAAACTATCGTATCATCATGAGATATACAGCAGCTGTTAACTTCGGTGTTGGACAAGACATCGTATACTACGGAGCTTACTAAAAAATAATTTAAGAAGGTGGGGAGTAAAATACCCCACCAACTTATCACAAACAAAAACTTAATAATATGCCTTATACATCAGGACAATGTACAGTATCACTTGGAAGACAAGAAGTCTGCAAAGAGTCGGTAGGTGGTTTACAGGGAGTTTACTTCTTGAATTACTATACTGCATCTGCAACTACTGGAGCTAACGACCAGGTAACTGCATTGGGTAACCCATCAGGTAGTTCAGCTTATTATTATGAACTTAAAGGTAACTCTTCTTACACAGAGACTGTTAACTCATCAAGAGATAATGGAACTACATTCTTTTCACAAGAATTGACTTTGAATTTGAAGAAATTAACTAACGAAATGACCACTCAATTAAAGTTGATGGCATACGGTAGACCTAAAATAGTAGTTTGGACATTAAATGGTGAAGCATTATTGATTGGTAACAAAGAAGGATGTGATGTAACTGCGGGAACTATTCAAACAGGTGGAGCATTAGGTGACCTTTTCGGTTACTCAATTACTCTTACAGGTTTAGAAAAAGAACCGGCTTACTTCTTATCTGGAAGCACAGTAAATAATCCTTTCGCTGGTTTAACAACACAACCAACTATCGTTTATGGTTCATAAATAATATTATGACTAAAAATATTAAACCCTTACAGAGATGTAGGGGTTTTTTTATTATCATAACTATTTCTACGAAAAGTAGTGTTTTTAATATACCAATTATACATAAACTAGGGATAATGCAATCATATTATATCAGTCAGAGCAACTCATACACATTTAGGACACAACCAACTGCATCTACATCAAATCAATTTACCATGTCACTAACTGATATGACAACATTGACTACATTTACTGCATCTATGTCTGGTATAACTTATGAAGGATATGAAAGTTATATTGGATTTACTGCAAGTATTAGTGGTGCAATTGTTGCATCAGAATATCGTGCAGTATTATATAATGGAACACCAACAGGCAGTGTAGATATATGGAGAGGTACAATGCAAGTATATGAGTCACAATCAATAGATAAATCCGTATATGAAAACCAAATACCGCCAATAATATCACATGAAAGTGAGAACAAATACATAATTTACAACTAATATGAAAGGAAAACAGAACTTTGCGATAGTAAATGTTAATAATAACCAACTACCAGTAATTACAGAGGATACAAGAACAAGATATCCATTTGTACCATTTGGTGTTTACGGACAAGATGATTTCTTTGATGCAGTAATTGCTGCATTCAATGTATCAACAACCAATGCTGCAGCCGTTGAAGGTATTGCAGATTTAATCTTTGGTAAGGGTTTATACTCTAAAAATGAAGCATTTAATGAGACATTACAAAAAATTGTACCACAAGAGGAAGTAAAAAAAGTTTCTTTTGACTTAAAATTATTTGGTAATGCTGCATTTCAAGTATATTGGGATGATACACATACGAAAGTAAAGAAAATGTATCATATTCCAGTTCAAACACTTCGTGCAGAGAAATTATATGGCAATCCAATGATAGAAAACTATTATTATTGTACAGATTGGACAGATGCAAGAAAAATCAAAGAGAAAAAGAAGATACCTGCATTTGAAACTTCTAATGAAAAGATGGAAATCTTTTACATTAAGAATTATTGTCCAGGTCTATACTATTATTCTTTACCTGATTGGGTATCTGCTTTACAATTAGCAATGTGTGATGGTGAAGTAAGTAATTTGCATTGGAACAACATTACAAATGGTTTCTTACCGTCTGTAATGATAAACTTTAACAATGGAGTACCTGCACCAGAAGAAAGAGAGACAATTGAAGATTTAATACAAAGAAAATTCACAGGAACAGATAACGCAGGTAGATTTATGGTATCATTTAACGATGATGTTGCAAGTAAACCAACATTAGATGTAATACAAATAGATAATCTACATGAGAAATACGAATATGTTGCAGATTACATACAAGATAGAATATTAGTTGCACATAGAGTAACATCACCTTTATTATTCGGTATTAGAACAAAGAACAATGGTTTCAGTTCTCAAAGTGAAGAAATGAAGACTGCATTTTCTATTATGCAAACAATGACTATCTCTCCATTCCAAAATCTTATCTTAAATAGTTTAGATTATGTTATGGCATGTTCAGGATACACAGATACGGAATTATACTTTGAACAATTAACTCCATTAGTAATTCTTGCACAAACTGCAGAAGAAACTGATAAAACAGTTGCACAAGTTGAAGATGAAACTAATAAATCAATGGAAAATCCTGCAACAACAGATGACGGACAAGATGCAGTAGTAAATGAACCATTGCCAACAGAAAAGTTTTCAATGATGGAAGTAAATAACTCACAATACGAAATATATAAATAAAAAATATGTCATACGCATTATTCATAAACAGAAACGATATTATAAAGAACACACCATTGCAAGGAGCAATTGATGCAGATGCTTTATTACCATTTTTAAGAACTGCACAAGATAAATACTTAAAGAACTTATTAGGTACTGTTCTGTTTGATTTCTTACAGGCACAAATTACTGCAAATACAGTTGGTAGTTTATCCTCTTATTATCAAGACCTTTTAGACGACCATATTAAACCAACTTTGATTTGGTATGCATGTGTTGAGTATATACCATTCAGTTCAATTCAATTTAAGTCTAATGGTAGTGTTAAACAACAAAGTGAACAAGGAACTGCACCATCTAAAATGGAAATAGACTACTTATTAAGTAAGGCATTGAATAACGCTGACTATTATGCATTAAGATTGCAGAACTATTGTATATCTTTTTCAAATAATATTCCACAATACTTACAATCAGTAGGAAATCAAACACAAATATATCCAGACCAAAGTAATCAATATTTTGGTGGGATACAATTATAATTAAAAACTATGGCAGCAATTATTCACGACTCAGGTATAAATTACTCATTATATTATAATGTTTTGAATTATTTCAAGACCATTATGACTAATCACCCATCTATCGCAATGGTATCACAGGGTGAATTGAGTGATTTTGACTACGATGAGTTTCCAAATTATCCTGTTGGTAATGTTTTAATAACAGGTGCAAACTATGGTACATCTACAACAGATTATAACATACAACTAATAGTTGCAGATAAAGTTAAAAACAAAAATAACGAAAGTGACCCAAGAAACAATGAAATAACTATTCCTTTCTATAAAAGAGATGATTTAGTTGATATTCATGCAAACACTTTTTCAATATTAAACGATTTGACATCGTATACACAAAGAAGTGTTGATGGGTTTGAGATAAATACAGAAATAGTATGTGAACCATTTGCAGACCGGTTTAATAATGGTCTCGCGGGGTGGGCTTCTACATTTGTATTAACTACTCACAATGACAAAAATCGTTGTCTTTTTTTTTTAGTTGACCCTAACTTTTTAGGATATAAAATAACTGATTGTATTACTGATGTAAATTATAATGCAATTATATC